CTATCCTACATACTTCTTGCCACCATAATATGCAGCAATCCAACCGCTTGGAATCTTGATCCAGATGTCACTACCGACTTTTCGAACGTCCTTGCAGGTTACGCGCGTGCCTTTCTTAAGTCTCCCGTTATCGTGCGCGTGTTGCTGTGCATTACTGGATAACTCCGCATAAGATTTTTCCGGATTATTGGTTCCCGGACCGGTTCGGACGCTCAGGTCGTCCACCTGTGTTGTATAGACTTGTCCGACGGCATAAGCTCCGTTGCTTGTCTGAGCTTTCGTGTCGGTTACTCCGGATCCATTATCTAGGACTACAACTGTGTGCCCCTTGGTTCTGGTAACGAGGATGTCTCCACGCTTCAAGTATGTACTTTCCTTGCAGTGCCTATCGTCTTTCAGGATTTCGAATTGTCCTGTCTTTCTAAGTGTTTCCA